GGAACGCGGGGTTCAAGCAGGCCGAAGAGTTCTGGACTGACGTTGGCAAGCAACCGCCACAGCCGCAACAGCCGCCACCGGAAGTGCAGAAAGAACAGATGCGCATCCAGGCTGACCAGGCGGAGTCGCAGGCCAAACGGCAAGATGACGCCATGCGCTTCCAGGCCGAACAGCAGATGCAGATTGCCGTGGATCAAAACCGGCAGGAGTGGGAAGCGAAGCAGAAGCAACTGGAACTGTCGCAGACCGCCCAGCTTGAGCGCATGCGTGCCGAGTACGAAGAGCGGCAGCAGCAACGCGAGTTCCAGTTTAAACAGTGGTTTGCTGAGTACGACCGCGAAACCAAACTGATCCTGGCTGGCATGCAGCAGCAGACCGCGATGCAGTCGAACTCCATGCGGCAGGAGCCTGCACAGTGACGCAAGAAGACGAAATCCGCCGGGGCCGAGAGGCTGAACGGCTGATGAATGACCCGCTGATGGCTGAAGCCTTCAAAGCGGTCGAGAACGTGATTCTGGACAGCCTGCGGACGGTGGACGTAGGGGCAAAGGATGCGCAGCGCGATCTGATCGTGACGCTGCAACTGCTGGGCAACCTGCAACGCATCTTGCGAACCCACATCCAGACCGGCGAACTGGCCGAGATTACCAAGCGCGAGAGCCTTGGGAAGCGAATTCTGCGGCGGATGGCGTAAGCCTTCCCAAGCAAGCCACGGGGCACCTTCGGGTGCCCTTTTTCATGCCCGACAACCGCAAGGACCGGGCGCAATTGGAGTGTGAATGGACACCACCCCGGCAACGGAAGTGACCCAAAGCCCTGAAGCGCAGCTAGAGGCAATCTTTGCCCGCCAGACCGGCGAGGCGAAGCCCGAACCCAAGGCCGAGGCGCCTGCAGATGATGCAGACGTTGAGGACGAAGATTCGGCGCCAGACGACACTGACGACAGCGACACCGAGGAAGCCGACGGCCAATCCGAGGAAGTTGCAGACGAAGTGGAGTTGACCATCGGCACTGAAGTCAAGAAATTGACCAAGGCCGAGCTAGCGGAAATCGTCGCTAAGCGCGACAGCTTCCAACGGGACTACACACAAAAGACGCAAGAGGTTGCAGACAAGCGCAAGGCTGTCGAAGACCGCGATCAGTATTTGCAGGCGCGTGAACTCGTCATGCAGCACGCTTTCAAGGAAGCGGCTGAAGTCGAGAGCATCACAGCGCAACTGCAGCAGTTTCAGTCGCTGGACTGGAACACGCTGATTTCGGACGATCCGCAGCGGGCGCTGCAACTCAACCTCGCACGGCAGCAACTGCAGGACACGCTGCAAACGAAGCAGAAGACGCTGCAAGAGGTGATCGGTCGCACTCAGGCAATGCAAGAGGCCCATAAGCGCAAGCAGATGGAAATCGGGCAGGTTGAGTTGACGCGGCGGCTTGGGAAGCTGGATGACAGCACCCGCGCCGGCCTCATGAGCGTTGCAAAGGAACTGGACTACAGCGAGGCCGACATGATGAGCCCGGCTGCACTCCACGCCCTGCACTTGGCATCCAAGTATCTGGCCCTGCAGAAGTCGAAGGCGCTGACGGACAAGAAGGTTGCGCAAGCCAAGCCCATGACGGCACCGGCTGCGCGATCAGGCAATCAATCCATTGAACAGAGTAAGCGCGAGGCTTTGAAAGCCCGTGTGCAAAAGAGTGGCAAGTCTGCTGATGCAGAAGCCTATCTAGAGCGGCTGTTCAGCATGAAACGAAAGAGGTAAATCATGGCTCAAGTCTCTGGAACCACCGACAGCTACGACCTGGTGGGCGTGGCCGAGGACGTCGAAGACGCGATCTTCTCCATCTCGCCCGAGGAAACCCCCTTCCTCACGATGGCGAAGAAGAAGACCGCAAGCAACACGCTGCACCAGTGGCAGACCGATGCGCTTGCTGCTGTCGGCGCGAACCGTCAGATCGAAGGCGATGACGCCAGCTACACCACGGCCAGCCCGACCGTGATGCTGTCGAACTACACCCAGATCAGCCGCAAGACGCTGATCGTCTCGCGCACCGCTGACAAGGTGCGCAAGTACGGCCGCGCCAAGGAACTGGCCCGCCTGACCACGAAGTACGGCAAGGAACTGAAGCGCGACATGGAATATGCGCTGGTGACGAACCAGGCTTCCAGCGCTGGCGGTTCGGGTACTGCGCGTTCGTCGGCTGGTTTCGAGGCCATGATTGCGGGCAACCGCATTCTGGGCGGCGGCTCCACCGGCACGGCTGCTGGCTACTCGGGTGGCGTGTGGGCGGCTCCGGTCGATTCCAGCACCACGGCGACCATCACGGAAGCCAACCTGAAGCTGGGCATCCAAGCGGCTTGGACGGACGGCGGCGATCCCTCGGTCATCATGTCCAACATCGCGCAGAAGGCTTACATCGCTGCCTTCGCCGGTGCCAACAAGTTCGCCGGCTTCTACAACCCGAACCAGGGTCGCAGCCAAGGCGCGGTGATCGGCGGTGTTGACCTGTACGTCTCCGACGTGGGCGAACACAAGCTGATGCTCAACCGCTACATGCGCGCCAACGTGCTGTTCGGCATCGACCCCGAGTACGTCTCGGTGGCGATGCTGGACGGCATCAAGATGGAAGACCTGGCGAAGACGGGCGATGCCGAAAAGAAGATGCTCATCACGGAGTTCTGCTTGGTTGCAGACAACCCTGATGCGCACTTCCAGATCCGCGATCTGACCTGATCGGAGGGGGCGGGGGAAACCTCGCCCCTTTTCAATGGACCTACTGCATCAATACACCTACGGCGGCGGAGTCGTCACGCAGGTATCGACCACTGAAGCCGATGGCGGCAAGCTGGTCATCAAGAAGTGGCAAGACGACAGTGCTTCGCGCAACTTCGCGCAGGCAATGGGCGGTGACGCTGACAACTGGCGGATGGGTGTCAAGAAGTCATGGGCAATGGCTGGGCACATCCCTGACATCACCATCGTGGAGCTTCGTCAGATCGGCATTGATGTTTTCAAAGCGCCACTGAAGGACATCCGCGCAGGGTTGAAGAAACTGGGCAAGGAGCAGTTCATTTGGAAGACCTGAAGCGCGCCGCTGCGTTGCTGGAATCGGACCCGGACGAGGCTCACAAGCTGGCGTCTGAGATTCTGAACGATGACCCAGACAACGCGCATGCACTGCACATCATCGGTGTGATCCTGTGCAGGGCAGGGCGGCATGGCTACGCTTTGGGCGTGTGGGAGCGGCTGTCGAAGATCAGGCCCGACAAGGCAGAGGTCTGGAACAACCTCGGACAGACTTACGCGGAGTGTGGGCAGCATGCAAAGGCGCGGGACGCTTACCGCCGAAGCCTGAGCATCAAGGACGATCCCGACCTTCTTGCCAACATGGCGGTGGCCTTCAACGAAGACGGCCAGTATCAAGAAGGCATGAAGTGGGCGAAGCGGGCACTGCTGAAAGAGCCAGGCCACCGCAACGCAACGGCTACGCTTGGTTTCTCCAAGATCGCTCTAGGCGATTGGAGCGGCTGGCAAGAGTTCAAAGCCAGCATCGGAAGCAAGTTCAGACAGCCCCGGGACTACGCGCCAGATTGGGACGGCAAGCCGGTTGACTCGCTGGTTGTGTATGGTGAGCAAGGCATCGGTGATGAAGTGATGTTCGCTTCCATGATTGCCGACGCACAGAAAGACGCAAAGCGCATCACGCTTGAGTGTGACGAACGGCTAGAAGGGCTGTTCAAGCGCTCATTTCCAGAGGTTGAGGTGCTGGGCACCCGCAGGACTGCAAAGGCTTGGACGCGCCCCTTTGATGCGCAGGTTCCGTGTGCTGGTCTGACTGCGTTTTACCGCCCGACGCGGGAGAGTTGCCCTGCGGTGCCTTATCTCAAGGCAGACCCGGAAAGACGCCTGCAGTGGCGTGCGCTGTTCGACACGTACAAGAAGCCGGTCATCGGCATCTGCTGGTCTGGTGGCAACAAGTTCACCAAGCGGGCGCTGCGCAGGATCGGGCTGGATGCGTTCAAGCCGCTGATTCAGGGCACGGATGCGGTGTTTGTCTCACTTCAGTACAACGATGAAGAAGAAGAAATCCAAAGGTCGGGGCTGCAAGTAAAGCGGTTCCCGTGGGCCACGATGTCGGACGACTATGACGACACCGCAGCCCTTGTGGCTGAGTTGGACATGGTTGTGGGCATCCACACATCAGTGCATCACTTGGCGGGCGCCTTGGGTGTTCCTAGCGTGATCCTGGTGCCTTCTAAGCCGATGTGGAACTACGCAACCGGGGACCGTCTGCCTTGGTACGCATCGCAGACGTTTCACCGGCAGCGTGAGCATGAATCGTGGGCAGACTGCGTGAAGCGGCTGCACCTGAACAAGATGAAGGAGGCGGCTTGATCCGTCTGTTCCACGGTTTCGACCCTCGGGAAGAAGTCGGCACGCACACCTTTTGTAGCAGCGTGATTCACCACGCATCGCAGCCGGTGGCAATGATCCCGCTGCATCTGCCGATGCTGCCGCAGTACAAGGGTGGGCAGCGGGACGGCACAAACGCATTCATCTATAGCCGGTTCCTGATCCCGCATCTGTGTGGCTATGACGGGTTTGCCATCTTTGCCGATGGTGCCGACATGATCTGCCGGGCTGACATCGCGGAACTTTGGGCGCTGCGTCATCCGTCGCTGGCCGTGCAAGTTGTCAAGCACGACTACAAGACGAAGCACCCGCGCAAGTACCTCGGGACCGAGATGGAAGCGGCCAACGAGGACTATCCGCGCAAGAACTGGTCTAGCCTGATGCTCATCAACTGCGCGCACGTTGACTGGCGAAGGATCACGCCAGAGGCTGTCGCAAAGATGAGCGGTGCCGAGTTGCACCGCTTCTCGTTTGTGGAGCCGCACTTTGTGGGCTCGCTGCCGGTTGAGTGGAACTGGCTGTGCGATGAGGCTGGCGAGAACCCGGAAGCGAAGTTGTGCCACTGGACCGCAGGCATTCCGGCCTGGCCGGCTTACCGTGATGCGCCGATGGCCGACGAGTGGGCAGCGGCACGATTGAAGGTGACGCATGCTTCTCTCTGAAGCCTACAGAGCCGAACAGGCCCGGTTGCACTCAATGGGCAACTACGGCACCGCTTCGCTGCAGTACGGGCAGATGGTGTCGCAGATGGTCGAGAAGTCAGGCGCAAAGACGCTGCTGGACTACGGCTGCGGCTCCATGCGCAACCTAGCCAAGGTGCTGGACTGCGATGTGGTCTATGAGGGGTATGACCCCGCTGTGCCTGCTTTTGCTGCCGATCCTGATGCCGCTGATCTGGTGGTGTGCATTGACGTTCTAGAGCACATCGAACCGGATTGCTTGGATGCCGTGTTGGATCACATCAAGGCCAAAAGCCTTGCGCATGTGTTCCTGACGATCCACACCGGCCCGGCTGTAAAGACTCTTTCCGATGGGCGCAATGCCCACCTGATCCAGCAGCCGCCTTCGTGGTGGTTGCCCAAGCTGATGCAGCGGTGGTCGCTGCTTCAATTCCAAGCCAACAAGCAAGGTTTCTGGGTGGTGATGAATGGCAATTAGCACCTATGCCGAGTTGCAGACGGCTGTGGCCGCTTGGCTGGACCGAACGGACCTGACTTCCAAGCTGCCCGACTTCGTGCGCCTGGCCGAAGTGGACATCCGCACCGACCTTCGCTGTCAAGCGATGGAGCAGTACGCAAGCGGCACTTTGACGGGCGAAACGCTGGCGCATCCCACTCGCTACCTTGAGGCGCGGCGCTTGACTGTGGGCGGGGTGAACTATCGCTATGTGTCCCCCGAGGTCTATGCGGCGGCGGTTGACGCGAACTCGACGCAGACGCTGTTCACTGCCATCGGGCAAACCTTCTACATCCTCGGCGGAACGAACGGGGACGCTTACACGCTGATCTATTACGCGGCGTTCGAGGCGTTCAGCGCAGACGGCGACACCAATTGGCTGCTGACGAACTATCCGAATGTCTATCTGTGGGGCGCCTGTCGTCAGGGCGGCCTCTACCTTGAAGACGACGGGAAGATTGGCAAGTTCACCACGCTGTACCAAGACGCACTTGGCCGGCTGTCGTCGCGTGAGCGGCAATCCGCAGTTTCAGGTGGCCCGCTGTCCATGCGCACCACCGTGACGGAGTAATCAATGGCGAATCTCTTGACGCTGGCCGCTGGTTCGTCAATCACGTTGACCGTTACCGATCAGCAAAGCATCGTTCTGAACAACGGGCGCAGCGATGTTGCCCGCTTGCAGATCGCAACCGGCCCGGGCGCTGGGCGCGTGGTGACGGCTTTCCACAACGGGCGGCGGGAATATGGCCCGTTTGGTGCTGGCACGATCACCATTTCAGCGGTGTCGGGCGAGCTTCGGTACGAGTTGAGCGGCGACACGGTTTCACCGCTGGATGACGACGGGCAACCGCTGACACCAACCGAGAACCAGTCAGTCCGAGCCTTGGTGTCAACACCTTGGAATCTGCTGCCGGCCCTGGTTCTGGGCGGCGATCACCCCTATGCGCAATGGGTTGGGGGCATGGGACCGGCCTATCGTGACGCCGGGCTGAAGACGTTCTGCGCGATCTGCACCGACACCAGCCAAGGCGGAACGACTTCGCCAACCGGAACGGGTGAAATGGCATCGTGGCCCCAGGTCGCCAGCCTGCCGTCTTTTGGCGTTGAAATCGTCAGCCACGGATCGCGCCACATCCAATCGTGGAGCCGCATCAACACCGGCATGCGTATCCGCTACACCGGCGCTGCTGGTGCGCCCACTGTGGCGATCAGCAGCAGCGCGCTGACGCTGACCGGCAACGGTGGTGCCGAGAATGCCGCGCTCGCCTTCAGCACCTACACCACCCTGGCCGCGCTGGCGGCGCAGATCAACGTGCAGGGCGGTGGCGTCTGGACCGCGACGCTTGCCGACGAACTGACCGGCCTGGAGCAGTCCGGCAACCTGCTGGTAGTGTCGGCGCGCAACGTGACTGCCACGGCAAACCAGCAGTTTGCGGCAGGAGGCGGCATCGTGCTGCGCTACATCGGCCGGGGGTATGCCCAGGTCTATGCGGCGCGCAACAGCAGCAACCGGCTTGAGGTGTACTGCGATGGCGTGCGCCGCTTGAATATTGACCTGACGGTATCCACCACGCTGTCGGCTGTGGTCACAGCAGTCAATGCGGGCGGCATCACCGGCCTGACCGCTGCACTGAGCGACAACCGAAAGACCGAAACGGCGACCTTTCAATCCTATGTGGTGGGCGATGAATCCTCGCTGAACCTCAAGGTGCAACAGTCTGAGATTCAGGCCAAGCGCACCAGTTTTGACGCCGGCTTGCCGCGCTGGTACATGATCGAACGGCAACTTGTGCGCAGCCGTGAGACTGCCGCAGCCAACAATCTGACGCTGACCCACTTTGCCCAGCCCGGCGACGACTTCCACCAATACCTAAGCGATCACATCGGCTACGAGTCGTTCCGGGGCAATCCTGATGTGCGATTCATCGCGCCCTATCAGACGCTGATGGCTGCGGGCGACCAACGGTTTGCCATCATGCAGACCACGGCAGACAACAGCGCGGTGGGCTGGAACTTGGCTCGCTATAGGGCGTGCATCGACGCTCTGTGCGACTCGCCAGGGTTCTTGGTGTCGCTGAACACGCACAAGGTGATCCCTGACGGCAGCAGCGGCGGGCGCTACAGCTTCCCGAACGGTGACGCTTACGGAGAGATGACCGAGGCAGACTTTGTGCCCGCTGTGGCCTATGCCGGCAGCAAGGTTGCATCGGGGGCTTTGCTGAACCTGGGGCCTTCGGAGATGTACCGGCGCCGGGCTTCATGCGTGATGCCAAAGAATCTGGTGTTCAACAGCAAATTCAAGAATGACGGCACCACGCTGCTGAATCAGACAGATGCCGGCTTCAAGGTTCCCGGTTGGTATCTGGTGACCTCCGGCAGCGTTTTCAGCGCAGTCAGCGTGGCGAATGACGCCCTTGTCTGCACGACAACATCCAGCACCGCGACCATCTTTGCGCAGCAAGAGCTGATTCTGCAACCGGGCAAGACATACCTGCTTTCTTGCACCGTCGAGTTCACTGCCTACACCAGCGGCAATGGCGTTGTGCTGGCTTTGCAATCGCCGCGGGGGCAGGTGCCGGCTTTTGTTGGTGCCGACACCAACGCCACATATCTCGGGCAGCGCCAAGTGGGCGCGGCTGGCAACGGAACCCGGCTGCAGCGGGCCGACTTGGTAGTGACGATTCCGACCACATCCAGCGTCAGTCTGCCCAGAGCCATCAGCAACGCTGGCCCGTTCAACCTGGGGAGCAGCCCGGCGCAGATCAGGCTGAACATCGACGCCAGGCTGCAGCTTGAGTTCAACGTGGCTGGCGTTACCCCGACGGCCACAACCGCAGATGAGGTGGCGGCTGCGATCAATGCCGCAGTGGCTGCGTCGTCTTCGTACCCTGCCGAGTACCGCAACTGTGCCCGCGTTGTCGCTGGCAAGGTGGTGGTGCAAGGTCCGTATGCGTCCATCGAGGAACGGTACGACAGCGGCTATGGCGTGCAGATTGACAGCGGCACCACCAACAGCGCAACCACGACAGTGTTTGGCAACAGCGTGGTGCGCGCCCCTGGATTTATCCAGCAGCCCACAGATTCCACGCAGTGGCCCTGGCTGCTGACCCTTCAATCCAACGTGATCGGGTCGTACTCGATCAGCGCCCCCACCGTCATGGAGTTGGCTGGAGCATGAAAATCACCGACCTGACTTTTGCTGACCAGGGCTGCTGCGGCGAACACAAGCGCGCCCAAGTAGATATGCCTGACGGCCGCACGCTGCACATCTTCAACCACGGCGAGGCCGGCTATCGCGTGGTGCAGATGCAGGGCGGCATGGTGTGCGCACCCATCCAGGCCGGGCTGGACGCGGCGGCCGTTGAGTCGCTGCTGCCCTGATCCCAGCCTCTGCCGGTAATGACACCCCTTCTCGGCTTCCTCCCAGACGTTGACGATGCAACGCCAGGCGCGATCCTGGCCGCGCAGAACATCGTCCCAGCGTCAAACGGCATTGCTGGTGCGCCGACGGCTATCTCGGTCGCTGGGGTGCCTGTTCTCGCCGCTGAATGCCGAAACGCTGCGGTGGCTACGAAGCTGGACGGCACCCGCAGAATCTTTGCCGGCACTGCTGCGAACCTGTACGAACTGGACGCGGGTTCGTGGGTGTCGCGTGCTTCAGGTTTCACGCTCTCAACAGACACCCGCTGGGACTTTGCGCAGTTCGGTGATTCAACCCTAGCCGCCGCTGCTGGTGAGCCAATCCAGCGAAGCACTAGCACCACGTTTAGCGCCATCTCTGGTGCGCCAGAAGCAATGGCAATTGAGGTAGCCTCTGGCTTCGTCATGGCGGTGAACACCGATGCCGGCTCTGATGTGTGGCATTGCTCTGCCCTGCTGGATGAGACTGACTGGACACCTGCCCTGTCCACGCAGTCAGCCACTGGCCGGCTTGTGTCCACACCGGGGGCAATCACTGCTGCCAAAGCATTCGGTGAGCAGATCGCGGTTTACAAGGATCGCTCCATCTACCTCGGGCGCTATGTCGGTTCTCCTGCGGTGTGGGAGTTCGATCTAGTTCCTGGCGATGTTGGCTGTGTCGGTCTGGATGCTGTGACCGATCTGGGCGGGCTGGGCCATGCCTTCATCGGTCGAAGCGACATCATGCTGTTCGACGGCACCAGGCCGGTGAGCATCGCCGAGGGTGCGATTCGGCAGTGGTTCTACAACGATGTAAACCCTGCGCTGATATACAAGTGCGTGGTGCTGCACGACAAGCAGAACTCGGTTGTTTGGTTCTTTTACCCGTCTGTTGGCTCAACCGTCTGCGACAAGGCGCTGGTCTATCACATGGGCACCAAGCAATGGGGCACGGTGACGCAGACCATTGAATGCGCCTTGAACTACGTTTCAGCCGGTGCAACGATTGGCACTGTCGGCGGGAACATCGAAGACATGCCCGATGTCAGCATCGGGTCGCAATACTGGCTTGCTGGTGGCCGGATGATGACGGTGTTTACCTCCGCGCATCAACTCTCAACGCTGAACGGCATCAGCGGAGCCAGCTCCATGACGCTGTTTGATGTCGGTGATGACCAGATCGTCAGCCGGCTCTCAAGGTTGCGCGTGGGTTACCAGCTTGCGCCCACGTCTGCCACTGTCTCGGGGCTGGTTCGCATGTCTCGGGGCGAAGGCGGAGTCAATGGCGGATCGGGCATCTACGCAAACGGAAAGTTTGACCTTCGGCAATCGGGGCGTTTTCATCGTCTGACGGTTGACGCCGTTGGATCGTGGGTTGCTGCGGTGGTTGACTTCGACTTCCTCAAGGCTGGCAACCGATGAAGAAGCTAGGCCAGATCAGCCTGCCGCAAGACCACCCGCAGGACTACCACCGCAGGCTGTCGGTGATGCTGTACCAGTACCTGCGGGACATGACGCAGCAGATCAACGAACTGATTGACGCATCGGCAACGTCTGGGGGTTCTGGCGCCACATGGACGGAAGCCGAGGTGGATTTCGGTTCGTCACCTGTCTACACAGCAACCTTCACGATCACTGACGCCAGCATCACATCGCTTTCAAAGGTGCAGGTTTTGCCTTGTGGCAAGGCTGCAACCGGGCGCACTGCTGATGACTGGTCGTGGGATGGCGCCACGTTTGCAGCCAACCCCGGCAGCGGCTCTGCAACTTGCTATGCCGTGTTCACGCCCGGCCCCATCGTTGGGCGGCGCAAAGTTCAATATTCGATTGGGGCTTAAATGGCAGTCATTGACAGCGGCAGCAACACAGCAGGCAAGGCGAACGTCAGTTCGAACTACGAACTAGAGGTTCACACGCCGACGACAGAGGAGAACGCCGGCTTCGTGCAGATTTCCAGTGAGGTCGATTCCGGCGATGTGCTGGGCACTCGGACTGTGCGGGCGCTTGAAGTGACCGGGGCCTATCGCCTGCGTGCGGGCGTCGATCAGAGTGCGTTTCAGTTGTCGTTTGAGGGCACCAACATTGCCCGGGATCGCATTCAGCAGAACGACACCACAGCAACCTCGGCGCAGGCTTCGGGGTTCTTGACGCTCAACAGCGGCAGCAGCACCACATCGGGGCAAGGCTCCAACGTCCGCACCTATCGGACGTTCCCCTTGTTCGGTGGTTACTCGACGTTCGGTGACATCTGGGCGCGTGTGGTCAACCCAACGGCCACCAATGCGGTGACAGAGTTCGGCTTCGGGTATGTCTCCGGGGTCACGGCGCAAGTATCGGACGGCTTGTTCTTCCGCGTAATTAGCGGCGGGACGCTGCGGTGCGTCATGACCTACGGCGGCACTGATACGACGGTTGTTGATGTCACCACGACAAACATCCCACCGCGAGATGGGGTTGGCTCGTTCGACCTTGCCGAGGTCAACCACTACATCATTGACGTTGACTGCGACACGGTGCAGTTCTGGATCAACGACACGATGGTTGCCAAGATCAAGACTGTGGGCAACCAGGGCGGGCCGACTTCTTCAATGGCTCAACCGCTGTTCGCTCGGACGTACAACAGCGGCACCGCGTCTCTTGCTCGGCAGCTTAGCATCGGCTTCCTCGGCTGCACGCTAGCGGACGGTTTTGCTGGGCGGTCTTGGTCGCATGCGCTGTGTGGCATGGGCGGCGGGGCGTATCAGATCCAGCCTGGCACGGCTTCCGGCCCCACGGTGACCCGTGGCGCTGCTGGCACTGGCTGGCCGACATCGGCAACGGCTCAGACCGCCCCGACGTACACCGCAACGACTGCGCCCGCCACTAACTCGCTGGGCGGCTACTTCATCACTGCGGCTGTCTCCACGCTGACGGACAACGCCGACTATCCAATCTTCAGCTACCTCAATCCTGCTGGCACGGCAACGCTCCCCGGCAAGACTCTCTACATCACTGGGTTTCGGCTGAGTGAGTTGATCGCCATTGCTGCGGCTTCGACCAACACCAGCATCATGATGTTTGCGGTCGGCATCGGCTCGACCAGTTCGGCAACGACTGCGACTGAAGGCGCGGCGATTGTTGCGGCCCGACTCACCCCGATTGGACAAGTCTTCTGGCCTGCTGCTACGGCAATCGGTGACACCAAAGGCGGGTGGACGCTGGACTTCTCAGAGGCCCCGCTGGTGTCTGCTCCGGGCACTTATGTGCAACTCATCATGCGCCATACGGGCACGGTGACGAGCAACACGTTGCAAGTGCGCGGCGCTGCCGCTTTCCTTGGCTATTGCGAGTAAATCATGGCAGACATCACCACCACCAGCACTAGCGCAATGCCCGCGTGGGCTCAACCCTACGCGCAGGGCTACCTTCAGCGTGCCCAGCAGGTTGCCGACAGCCCGTATCAAGCGTTTACGGGGCAGCGTGTGGCCGACATGGCGCCGTGGCAGAACCAAGCCTATCAAGCGCAGGCACAGCGGGCGATGAGTGGTTCTCCGGTGATGAATCAGGCCAATGCCGGCCTAACGAACATGATGCAGGGCGGCGGGACTGCGGCGCAGAACGCTTATGGGCCTGTGCAGGCCGCTGCCAATCCCTACGGGTACGCGCAGACCGTCAGCAACCAGTACGGGCCGGTTCAAGCGCAGGCCAACCCCTACGCGGGGTCGAATCCGTACCTGCAGCAGTCCATTGATTCAACGCTGGGCGATGTCGCACGCAACTGGAACAACGTCCAGAAGCCGCAGTGGGACACATCCATGCAGCGTTCTGGATCGTTCGGGAACAGCGGCATTGCCCAAGCAAACCAGATGGCGCAAAGCGACATGCAGCGCAACATGGGCAACATCGCATCGGGCATGCGGATGCAGGACTACACCCAGCAGCAGCAGTTGGGCGAGGCGGCGGCAAACCGCAACCTGCAAGCGGGGCAGTTCAACGCATCGATGGGTGACGCTGCTGCTGCCCGGGCTTCGCAGATGAACCAGTTCAACGCCGGTTTGGGGGAGTCTGCCGCTGCACGCGCAATGCAGGCCGGCCAGTTCAACGCGCAGATGGGCGAGAACTACGCGGGGCGGCAAGACAGCATGTTCAACCAAGGGCAGGGGCGGGCGCTCTCGGCTCTTGGCATGGCGCCTGCCTTTGCTCAACAGGATTACACCGACATCAACCAGTTGCAGCAGGCCGGCGCGGCGTATCAAGGCCAGAACCAGCGGTTGCTTGACAACCAATACATGCAATTCTTGGAATCGCGGAACTTCCCGCGTGAGCAACTGGACGTGATGGGCAACGCTCTTGGCCGTTCCTACGGGCAGACAAACACCACCACGCAGCCCGGGGCCTCTACTGGCTCCCAGATCGTCGGCGGTGCCTTGACTGGCGCTGGCCTTTACAACCTGCTGCTCGGGGGCAAGTGATGGCAACAGGCAAGGCTGCACTGTCCAAGATGAGCGCATCAGCCCGGGCGCGTGCTTTGGCCGCGATGGCAAGCGATGCAGACTCTGGGGCCGATGAGGCGCCGCAGAAGACGATTCAGCCTGTCGCTTCTGGACTGCTGGCGCCGTCTGTTGCCACGCCTGGCAGCACTTGGCAAGACTTTGCGGGCACCTATGGCGACATGGGCGGCATCGGCGCACTGTCAGGCGTCCACAATTCCAAGCTGTTCGACACCATGACGAATCAGATTGCCAAGGCAATCGGGTTCACTGGCAACAGGTCAACGCCCGGCAGCTATCAGTTTGAGAACTCCAACGAGGGCGGGACGTTCATGGACACCGCGCAAGGTGTTCAAGCATCGCCAGAGTTCTTGCAAGCCTTGGAGAACTACCGCTTTTCGCAAAGCCCGACCGAGCAATTCAAAGGCGCAATCACAGACACTGCCGGGCAGTCGGTCGGGAGCTTCACCACTGGGAACAAAGACACCGGCTTTGACAAGTTCGCTAACGTGGCAATCCCTCTGGCGCTGGCTGCGCTGGGCGGGGCAGCTTTCGGCGGCTACATCCCGGGCGCTGAGATTGGCGCGGCTGGTGGTGGCGCTGCAAGTGGCGCGGCAGCGGCTGGTGCGGCTGACATTGGCGCGCTAGGGCTTGCGGAGGGCGTGTACGGCGCTGGCGGTGCGCTTGGTGCTGGTGTCGCTCCTGGCACTGTCGGTGGCCTTGCAGGCTCAACGGCGGCTTTCGGCGGGCTTGGCAGTGTGCTGCCTGCTGGCGTCGGCTATGGCGCAGCCGGTGCGGGTGCGTTGGCTGGTGCTGCGGAACTTGCCTCAGAGTTGGCGCCGTCTTTTGACTTCGGCGCGATTGGACAGCCGCAGTTCACACCTAGCCTGAGCGGCGGGATTGAACCGTTCGTCCAACAATTGCCCACCATCGGCGCAGAGACAACCGCTTTCGGTGGCCTGCCTGAGTTGTCCACGCTTGCTGCTGGTGCGCCTGTTGAGACTGCGTTCGGATCGTTCGGCGCTGGCCTGCTGACTCCTGAAGTTGCCGCGACTGTCGCAGCCACGCAGCCGACGTTCAACCCTGAAGTCTT